ATGATAGAAAAATTAAACGAAAATGCAAGTTTAAGTCAATTAATAACTGCTTTTGAAAATAGTACAAATGAGATTAAAACAATTTCAAATACATTAAAGCAAACTCTGATAAATAAAAATATAAAAGTATTAAATACGGACAAATTAAGTAGTTTAGTCGATAAAGTAGATAAGTTAAAAGCACAAGAATTTGGTGTAAGAATAAATAAGTTGGATGAAAATCCAGATACTTGTGTAAGTTATCTAGGAGATGCAATAGGAATGACTCCTGCTAGTGTTGGTAGTTATGGTAGTTGGGATACTATAGATTTTATTAGAAACATAAAGCCATGTGGATTTAAAGATGGAATAGTAACAAAGTATATTAAAAAAGAAAATTTTAATATGTATGAAGATGGAACTAATGTAGAAGATGACACAGATGTTATGATTGAATTTCCTAAATTTTATTGGAAAATACAGAGTTCTGATAATTACATGGATATATTTATATCTAAAACAAAATTAGATGATGATTATGAATGTCCAGCACATCTAATTGGTAGTACAGAAAAAGAATTTATTTATATAGGTGCATATTTAGCATCATTGGAAAATAATAACTTAAGAAGTAAAAAAAATAGTAGCCCAGAGCTGAGAGAACGTGGACGATTCTACAGTTTAATATATAAACATGTTCCTGGATATGATTCTTTGGATTATCAATGTGTATTAATGTTACAGATTCTATTTGTTGTAATGTTTAAATCAATAAATTTTTTTAGGTTAGGAGTTGGTTATAGCTCTTATATATTAGGTCATGGAAAGCCGGATAAAATAAACACAGGCGGTTCTAATTTCAAAGGTATGATATATGGAGAACAAAATGGAGATGAACAAATGAAATTTTTAGGAATAGAGGATTTATGGGGAAATTGTCTACAGGAGGTGGGGAGATGCACTTGTGGAGTTGAAAATGCTTGTGTATATACAAGAATAATTACAAGGGATAAAAGAAATATACAATGTGGAGTAGGAAGAAAGGTTGGTACAATATCAGATGTAATAGGTGGTAACAACACTGGTTTTATGGTTAAACAGTGTCTTTTGGGAGGAGGAAACAATCAAGATAGTCGATATTATAGATGCTGGGCTAATTTAAGTGAAAACCATATAGGATATTACACAGGGTTTGATTATAATGAAAATTTTAGATATTATGGTTTATTTTCATCTTATTTTCAAACAGAGGTAAAAAAAGCATCAACTAGATTAATTTTTATAGGAGAAGACAATCAAAATACACTAAAAACAATTCAAGAAGATGAATTGCTGTTTGTAGAAAATGAAAAAGTTGGAGGAATATTGTAATGATAGATAGAGTAGTTGTAAGAATACTGGCAGATAGAATATTAAATGGAGGGTTAAACCCATTGAAAAATAGAGTATTTGAACTTGATGATGTTACTAACACAGAGTATAGGATAGCAGTTGAAAACTACATTATAGAACATAGTGAGGTAGTAGAAGGAGCAGAACCTACAAAATAGGTAATGTTCTTTTTTAATACAAAGCAATAGGAGGTTTTCATGAATGAAGAACTTGTGAAGGAAAAAATAAGCACACTTGAAACAAGAGTAAAAGAACACGGCAAACAAATTGATAGAATAGAGATTGAGCAAGCAAAGTTTGCTATACAAATACAAAACCTATGTAGTGATATAAAAAATCTGACAGGAGTACTCAAGTGGCTTGTAGGAGTTATAATTACAACTTTAGTAGGGTTCTTTATATTTGCCATACAGAAAGGAATATTTTAATTAATTAGGAGGATAAGAGATGGATAATTTAATAAGTTTCATACCAGAGCAGTTACTAATTTTAGTAGCTGCTCTTTATGTTATAGGAGCAGGTTGCAAGAAATATAAGCAATTAGATAACAAGTATATTCCAGTTATATTATTAATACTTGGTGTAGGTTTCTCGGTGTGGATGTTAGGATTAAATCCTGTTGCAGTCTTACAAGGTGTAATTTGTTGGGGAGTTGCAATAGGTATAAATCAAACTTACAAACAGTTGAAGGATGGTGAAAAGTAATGAAATTAACAAAAATATTATTACTCACAAAAATTTAAAAAATTTCATTAAATAGAGTATACTTTTATAGCTAATAAGTATATAATAATAGTACAGAACTCGTAAAGCATTTATATGCTCAAATATACGGGACATTGATTTTTGAAGGAACCCGCCAAGCTTCTTTTATAGCTCAAATAGGCGGGACAGATAAATTTACCCACTAATATTAATTGGTGGGTTTTATTATATAAAAGTATATCTATGAAAAGGTGAAAACAATGGTTGAAGTAAAAGAAGAAAAAACATTTGATGAACAAATAGATATTTTAAAAAGTAGAGGATTAATAATAAATGATAAAGAAGATGCTAAATTTGTATTAAGTAATGTCAATTATTATAGGTTTACAGCATATCTTCTAAGTTTTAAGAATGATGATGGCTCATATAAAGAAGGAACTACGTTTGAAGAAGTTTATGATATATATAGGTTTAATAAGGAATTTAGGATATTATTAACAGATTTGTTAGGGAGCATAGAAATAGTATTTAGGACATACATTGCATATACATTAGCAATTAAACATGGTGCTTGTGGATATCTAGAAAGGGAGAGTTTCAAAGATGAAAAATTCTATATTAATTTTTTGACAGCATTAGAGAGAGAAAAAAGTAATAATTCAGATAAGCTTTTTATTATACACCATAAAGAAAAATATGAAGGAAAACTTCCCATTTGGGTTGCAACGGAAATAATGACTTTTGGTATGTTGTCAAAATTATATTCAAACATGTTGCCAGAAGATACTAGATACATAAAAAATAATTTGTGTAGAGTGAATACTTTATTAGTTAAATCTTGGTTACAATCATTAACACAGGTCAGAAATCAATGCGCTCATTATGGTAGAATATATAATAATAATTTCCGTATTATAACAATAAAAAATGAATATAAAAAGTATAACTTGGATAATAAAAAGATATTTTCTTATATACTTGCTATGAAGCATTTGACTATGGATAAATTAATTTGGAATAGTTTTTTTATAAAACTTCAAAAGTTAATTAATGATTATAATAATTCTATAGACTTAAAGCTTATTGGTTTTCCTAATAATTGGATAGAGATATTGGCTAAATAAAATAGTTACTTTAAGAAGTTTATAAACACTTACTATATGTAAGTGTTTTTTTATTGAAAAGAAGGAGGAAAATAAATAATGAAAATATGTATTACAGTAGGACACAGTATTTTAAAAAGTGGTGCATGCACTTCTGCTGATGGAGTAGTTAACGAATACCAATACAATAAATCTCTTGCACCAGTATTAGCAGATACATTTAGAAAAGAGGGTCATAAGGCAGATGTAATAATATGCCCTGAAAAGCAGTTTAAAACTAAAGCAGAAGAAAAGACTTATAAAATACCTAGAGTTAATAGTGGAGGATATGATTTACTTATAGAACTACATCTAAATGCAAGTGATGGTCAAGGAAAAGGTTCAGAAGTTCTATATTATAGTAATAAAGGTTTAGAATATGCAACTAGAATATGTAATAAGCTAGGTACAGTATTTAGAAATAGAAGAGCTAAATTAGATAAAGGATTATATATCTTAAATAGTTCAAATCCTACAGCAGTATTAATTGAAAGTTTCTTCTGTGATAATAAAGAAGATTATGAGAAAGCTAAGAAACTAGGTCATGAAGGTATTGCTAAGTTAATTGTAGAAGGTGTATTAAATAAAAATATAAATAATGAGGGAGTTAAACAGATGTACAAACATACAATTGTTTATGATGGAGAAGTTGACAAAATCTCTGCAACTGTAGTTGGTTGGGGTTATAATGATGGGAAAATACTGATATGTGATATAAAAGATTACGTGCCAGGTCAGACGCAAAATCTTTATGTCATTGGTGGTGCAGCATGTGAGAAGATTGGTTCTATGACTAAAGAAAAATTTACTATGATAAAGGGTAATGATAGATTTGATACACTTTATAAGGCATTAGATTTTATTAATAGATAA